TTACTGAATTTAACAGCTTCTCTTTTATTTTGGAATCCGCCAAAGTATGACTGACCTAATAGTAATTCATCCTCAAGGAATTCTAGTAATCTATCAGGAACCTGTATGGCATCTCTATTTCTATAGAGCTGATGGATCATTCCACCGAAGTTGTCTGCAGAATCCAACCATTCATAATAATAATCAAATAGCTTTAAAAGATTAGGGTACTCTGCCCTAATGTGTTCGGGTAATGCCCTTTCAATCTCCGACCTTTGGAGATTAATTAACGTTCGATTATTATCTTGTAAGGTTTTATCTTTATGTACTGACATTAGTTCAACGCATCTGTATATACAATATTAAATCTAGACTGAGAAAGGTCAAACTCTAATGCTTCATTTCTTCCTGGTGCAATAGCACTTTGGTTGGAGGGAACAGCAGATAGTTTAATATAGGTTAATCCTCCGATAATTGTAGAAGGATTAAAGTAGTTTATTGTAACGGATCCAGCCGCAGCATTAAAGCTTCCTATACTGGAATTAACGATGGTAGTACCGTCGGTAGATACCACCTGTAAATTATTAGAGCTTAACTGATTTCTAATCTTACAGTTTACGCCATTATATACAAAAGCGTTACTGGTAATAATATATTCATCATCGTCGGGTGGTGCAATCGCGATTGGAAATAATAGCTGCTGTGAAATATTACTAGATACTGCCTTTAATTTATCTGTGTTATATGTAGTGGTGTTACTAGTTAGGTTATTAACTGACAAGTAATTTACTGCATCATTAATTCTATTCGCTACCACTAAATCTACAATAAATGAAAGAGTTTCATTAGCTACGCTTAGGGGATTGCTCAGTAATGATTTTACAACAGTCAGGATTGTCGGAGCGGATGGGGTAAATCTTTGTTGCATCCTCACGTCCGCGCGGGATGAAAGGATAGCCGGGCTGATGTCATCAACCAATGTTAGCATGGGAGAACGTCTAAATGCCTGTTTAAACTTACCGGTGTTTAGATTAAAATAATTTTGGACAGTATCCCTAACAGATGTTTGAATGGCTGATGGGGTTAGGTCTGTTAAGTTTCTATTGAACTGGAATGATACATCTGTTTCTATATAAGTGGTAATAGGATCCACAAATCTTAAGTTGAAGGATACAATTGAAAGTTGGTTGGCTAGATCCTGTATTGCTAATTTAGTATCAGTTATTGTTTCTTCCGAGACATCGTCCTCGAATTTAATTGAGGTGTACACTGCACCAAATTCTGGCTTAAGTGCTTCTTCCCCGCCCCATGAAACAATATCCTCAATGAGCGTAGAATAATTCCTCAGAATCAATGATGTATAGTCTTCAGCAGTAACCATTCTGTTCTGTGATGCGTATTGAAATGGAGCATTTTTTCTAATAGATTCTACGGTCTCTTTAACTTGTCCTCCGGCAGAGTTCTGCAAAACGATTGGTCTTAAGGTTTCCGTAACTGGATTATCTGCTGTATTAATATTTACTTGAACATTATTAAAGCTGGATGCACCATTAGCAGCTGCACCCTTTGTAGATAGATATTCTACCTCAATCCTACTACCAGCTGCAGGGGCAATCCCAAATGTAGATCCGTCGCCGAATGAAAGTTCAAAGTCACCATTCGGGGCTTCCTTTAGAATGTATACCGTAGAGCTAGAAGAGATACTTGAAACGTTTAGGATGTTTTGGTAATCTACAAACTCTGTAGCACTTGCAGCATCATAGACCCTTACTGAAACTGTATCTGCATCTAATGTTGTATCTGGAATAATGTAAACCGGATTATCAATATATTGACCCACGACGAACGTTTTCCGCTTTAGCGTACCTTCATAAACCGGGATAGCAGTTGAACCACTTGATGTTTTGAATTCATAGAAGCCCTGACCATTATCTGTGGCATAATATGGTTCTATAGTTCTAAATGTAAATGATATGTCATCAACCGTTGTATTAAATCCTGTATATGACGGTAGTTGAATAGTAGCTTGTCTAGGCTGTTGTGACGAAGGAACAGTAATACTTAATCTTAAATTAGCTCTAGATGCTGTATCTGTATCAGGAATATAACCAATACCTTCAGCTAGAGACACCATAGAGCTTCGAAGCTGTGCAGTTGGTAGGTAAGATTCGTTTAGTGCAAAGTTAGCAATGAGACCATTCATATGTGTATTATGTGCAAGAACATCCAAGATGTTAGATAATCCAGAAGCCTCGAAGTTATAGTCAGCAAACTCCTCTTTACTCTGTAGGAAGGTCTTTAGATTATTCTTTATATTATTAAAGTCTAATGCGGTTGATCTAATTGTAGTTGCCATATTATCTTAGCCTTGATACTGAGGTTGTAAGGGTTACCAACTCTTGGGTGTTAATGACCTGGTATTCTAATGTAACACTTAAACTGTTATAATCTTCTTCTGCCTTTACGTCTAATTTTCTAACAAGAGCTCTTGGTTCATATAACTCAATTTGATATGAAATCTCATCCCTTAGTTCTTCTTCCATATCAGGATCATCGATCAGCTCAAATAACTTAGATGTAATATTTCCACCAAAAAATGGTTGAAATGGTTTTTCAAAATGGTTAGTCAATAGCAAATTTTTAATTGCCTGACTAACAGCAGCCGCATCTTTCTTGATATAGAGTTCACCATTTGGTTTAGCAGTGAACGAAATATCAATGTCCCGATAGACCTTTTTTCTACTAGTAATCAGAGTACTAGTATTAAGATCCCCGTCCTGTTTGGATAAGACTTTTGTTACTGCCATGTTCTACTCTTTTTACATATATTTATACGTGTTAACCAATCTCAACAATCTCGTTCTCTGAAAACTTAAAGTCGTTAAAGGTAGTTGCTAACTTCCTATTGAATATACCAAAATAGTTTTTATCGAATGTCGGGAGCTTTACTATTAATCTGACTGTTAGAGATGCATCTGGGGCCATTGTGTCATAGGCCAAAGTAAGTTCATCAAAATAAAAGCTGTCCTTGATCTGAAGTGCTAACTCATAAGTTCTAGAGTTATCGACTCTACCTTTCTGATTGACTACCTTATATACCATTGCCTGACCGGTTCTTTTGTAGTCGTTAACACCTCCTGCGGTTACCTTTTCATTTGGGCCAACATTATATACACCCTCTGATATTAATATGCTTATTCCAGGCAAAAGATCCACTTCATTTACCCTTGATATTAATAAAGAATGCACGTATAGATTAGGAAACAGCACCTCCTTCTCTTGATCACTTAAGGTCTTAAATCTTCTAGATCCATATGGTGCAAAGAATGCTGATATGGGCGTCCCAGCAAATTTATCTGTTACCTTTAAAAGGCTAGGTGCTTTCCAAGGCGAATCCAATCCTACAAAGATTCTATGTTCCGGATTCTTTTTTAATAGGATAGAGGTCTTTTTTACGTTTGCAGAGTTTATCCTATTGGATGCAAATATGGGATCAGGGTCTTTATCAAATGACCTTCCGGTTGTAACCTTAGGCTTGGCATCGTTGTAATTAGCACCAATAATGCCTTCTTTAATTAATGTAGTAGTAAACTTTTCATTTGCCCTATTCGTGGGATCCCTTAGCTTGGATCTAGCTAATTCTTGTGTTATGGTAAAACGATCTGCCATTAAAATATTCCATCATAGTCTGCGGTTCTATCAATATAGTTTTTAATACTAGCCTCATGATCAACTGTTACCTTCTTAATACCACCAGCAGATCTGGTGAGATATGTTGTAACCTTTTCTGCAGTTGGTTTAGCAATTGTAGGAGTGGGTGTACCAGTATATGTACCCCCTCCAGAACCGGGACCTAATGGTGCGGATCCTGCTTCATCTGCCTTTTCTGCGAATTTCGATTTGCCATTTAAAGACCCATGGAATGTAGGAGCAGTAACACCTTCTTCGAACACTGCACCCTTTGCACTAATCAACATACCTGTTCCGCCAATAGTTCCTGCACCCCCTTGTACAGTCATATTATTAGCTGATAGAGTTAAGTTATCAGATGCAAGATTCATAATGTCTGCAGAGGTAGCAAAGAAGTTACCCTTTGTTGGCATATTCACATTGCCCTCGGTGTTCATAGTGTAATCCTTTTTAACAGAATTATAACTAGAACCTAATACTGTGGTTGCGACGTTTTCTGTAACAAAACTAGAAACGGATCCTTTTACTGTTTGAGTGATTCCTCCATAGTTAGCTTTTACCTCGTCACCACCTACAGTTTCATTCTTATCGTTTCTTACATTTAGGTTAAAGTCTAAACAGTCTATGTTAAACTCTCCATCTACCTTAAAATCTAGATTACCTTTATAATGAATGTTACCATTACCTGTGATGATGACTGTTTGATCCCCGCCTGTACATTCTATTTTATTCTTTAAGGCTGATATACAAATACTTCCATCTGCACATAGTTCTATGCCTGCACCACTATTATGTTTAATCAGGATTCTTTCATTACCAGGTGTGTCATCCATTTCAAACGTATGACCGGTCATTGTTTCAGTGATTCTATTTAAACCGTATTCAGGTACAACACCATCGGTCATGGTTAGATCTACATTCTCATCATAAACTGCCCAAGTCAGTGAGTTTCTTTTTTCACCAGTATACGACTGGTTCATACTGCTTCGATACATGTACTCTGGTCTAGGAAATTGTCCTGTATCATCTTGGGGTAAATTAGTCTTTGCCATATTTAACTCCGATATTCATCCATAAGGAAATAATTCAAAGGAAGTGGCCCCTTTGATGGATCGTAATTTGTATTAGGGGGTCTTTTAATATACCAGCTGTTTAGCCATTTAGTAGGATCTGAATATGACTTGGCTGGGGTATAATATTCATTACCCTCATCATTTAATACGTAGAAGTGTCCACCTCCAATTGTCTGATCATTAATAATTACTACTCCAGGTGCTGCATCTAGAATATCTTTTACTAAATTAGTTAAAGCCCTATTCTGAGCAGGAGATGATGATTGGTCTGCAGGCGCTGCACCGATGCATATACAAATAGAAAGAGGATAATGTTTTTTCATCAATTCGCTTTGGCCCAACACGAATTCTGTTTCTTTTTCTATCGGTCTTCCTCTTTCGACAAGGCCTTGGCTAGATACAAAGAAATGGAAAGGCGTGCCGAGGGGAAAAACTCGGGCATATTCCCTATGAATATCCTTATGGGTTTCAAATCTAGGAGGCATACTGAAGAATATAATCTGTGTAATCTCTCTTTCTGCATTCGATAGCTCTGCATAAACTTCTCTCCCAACTACTGGGGCAAAGTTTCTGCGATCATTCAAATCAGTATCTGCCTCTCTCCACTGTGAGGTAGTTAAGTCGATATAGTTTACGTCTAGGTCAACGTTTACCTCATCATTCTTTTTCTTAATTTGTTTGGTGTAGGTGTTATCCACAGACTTAACTATATTGATAGCCTGATTTAATGTTAGATCTGATTTATTTTTTATGATGACCGCTGCATCTCTTATCTTACCCGATTGAATAAGTTTTACGATCTCAGTGGTTTCCTTTTTATCCAAGACTATCTTTACACCATTTTGAATAGCAATAGAGTTTATAATGTTCCGGGTTGGCGCTAGAAACTCTTCAATAGTATTTTCAATAAAGGAATTAAATCCATTGAACACTGATCCAATTATATCATTAGCTACAGTTTGAAGGTTATTTACTAGACCTTTCAGATTATTAAAAGTATTCTCTGCAGACCCTAACACTTGGCCTAAAACATTGTTCAGGTTCTTAGTATCTAATTGTATCTTAAACTCTTCAGCAATTTTATCTAGATTCATATCTTTATTGATATTTGCCTCAATGGTTTTAGCTGTCTCATCGCTGAATTTCTCTAAGGCGCTTGCTACGGTATCTGAAAAGGGTGCTAGAACTACTACGTCTAATCCACCATCCTGGGTTAATCTTGAATCACCTGTTATAGATGTTAAGTCAGTTCGGTCATCGCCAACTTCTTTAACCATATCCTTAAAACTGGTCTCTAATTCTGCTACGGCTATTCCTACCTGATACTCTAATCCGTCATTCTGTGTAGTAGATTTTACTATTGCGTTCTTGGATTCCTTCGGAAAGGTCAAGGATAACTTTCCCTCGGCCACTGCAGCATCAAGGGTTTTTTTAGTTTCGGGGCTTAAGTTGCCTAGTTCACTTTCAAAATATTCATCCAAATTTGACATTATTGTACTCCAGTATTCCTAGCCTTAGCCAAAGAGGCATACCACTGTCTCTCCGCTAAATTAGCTTGCTGTACTCTCTGAGACCAATGGGTCTCTACCGCCACCTCATACTTTTTCAAGAATCTCCAAGCGGGGTTTGACAGATCTTTATTATTTACTGTAATCTCTGTTAGTAGTGCAGGATTAGAAAGTTCATTCCAAACTTGGTGTGAAGGATTAGTTTTCATATCATGAATTAAGAACTTAACTTGGGTAAAGAAATCATCCCAATTCTGTGGGGGTTGTTGGGCTTTTGCAAAAGCTTTTAGCTGTTGAAATCTTTGAACGTTTTCCGCGGCATTCCATTGAGCTAGCCCATATGAATCCTCACTTCCATTTGCTGGTTTATAATTAGCCTTTGGATTAAACCTAATACCATCCTGGAAAGATTCAATAGCTAAGTTTCCTACAACACCTGCAGCACCTCTTACAGGTAGCCCCTCATCGGTTAATATTTTCATTAGGATCATTCTTCTTTGATCTGCGTCAGCTTTTCCGTCATTATATAATGATACCAAATCATCAGTTATAATTACTGGAGTAACCTTTCCACTGAAAACGGATTCAGTTTGTTCGTCACCACCATTAAAAAAATTATCGCTGGATCTTGAATTAGCCCTTTGTACTGTCGATGGGACTTCCGTATGAGGGATAGATCCTAGGATCAAAGGAAGTTGGGATTGTTTACCATCTAGGAATATACCGAAGACAAATGCTGTCGGCTGTAGCTGTGGGGAAAGGCCAAGACCCGAGGTTCCTGGTTCGGTGGTAGGTATTAGGGCTTGAGCGTAAGGAAGATACTTATCATCTACTTCGTCACCATGTAGACCATGGATTCTTACCTTGAATCTACCCTGGCCTTCTGGGTCTTTCCCCTTGACCGTTCCAAGCCACCATCTAACATTATCCCCGTAAAACATTCTTACTCCCCGACCCAACTTTTGCCACATCCATTTGAACATTATGAAGACCATCTAATACATTAAATACATGTTTAGTTCTTAATATTAGGAAACTCCCAGATCTGTCCGGATTGGATAGTTCTGGTTCTCCGTCATCACTTTTAAGAATATTAATGTCCACTAGGTTTCCCACTGTAGATTTCAAAGATGGAGTAGAAAATATCATTCCTGGCATTTGGATAGTTATATAGTTAGCAAGTAGATACCTAAGAATGCTTGACCTTACTACTTTTAATATATGATCCTCATTTTTAATTTGTCCGGCAAAGCTAAGAACAGATTTATCATCACCAGTTCTATCTATGGTATCTCCAGTCACCACAAAATTCACCGCCCCGATATATTCAGACAAGGTTTTACCCCCTTTAGGGAACCCTTCCTCGTTATAGATTGCTGTTAGATTATCAAATATGTTTAACCGCTGTCTCCCAACGGGCTTATAAACCCCTTGCTGAATTTGATTAGCTAACTGCTGCTCCATACTAATAAATCGGGAATCAGATTTAGAGGAGTTAACATTCACGCTCTCTAGTCTTGATCCATATGCTCCAAGTCTAGCTAGTAGATGAGCGTGATTTTTTTCAGTCTCATCAATCGCGCCGATAGTATGAGCTAGATCATCCCCGTCAACACCGTCAGTTGATGTTCGTGCTCTAGAATAAACAAGAGGTCTATTAGGATTAAAGCTTTCTCTTTCAATGATACTTTCTAAATCTGTAAGGACTAAATTATTTTGGTTCAATGTTGAGTAGCAAAAGTAAGGCAATCCTTTTTCAGTGGTCATTCTATTTAGGATTGTATTTACAATTTCAAATGGAGTTTGCCAAGGGGCAATATATCTAATGTCACCCTGATAAGATGGCTTCCAATAATAGAAATCTTCAGCATCATTACTT